TAATTCTTATACTTTGATTTCCGAGGTATTACTTTCGTTTTATCTTTATGCACCTGAGTAGATGCGTGTGGTGGTGTTGTCTTTCTAGGAAAGATATTATCCCATGCATTGGCAAAGTCTTGTTCTGAGACAACTCTAGGTCTCCTTTTACTTCCTTTACCAGTCATGATTATACTCTTCTATATCCTTTGTTCGCCGCTCTTTTAGCATCGAGTTTTTTCTTTCTTTTGATTGCTTGATTCTTCTGATTCTTTAAGTCATTTGGTTTAGTAAAGTATTGTCTATCTCTACATTCTTGAACAATACCTTTTCTATCACATGCCTTTTTGAATCTACGCAACATTCTATCGAAAGGTTCGACATTCTTCGACTTTGGATGTATTCTTGGTTTAACACTTGGCATAATATAATTCTTTAAAAGTGTGAAGTCGCCCCAACGCTTACAGCAACCCGCTCTTCACCGATTATCCCGCTTGCTTTTGCCGATAATCTTTCCCCTACTTCGATACCCCCATATCCACGGCCGAAGTCTGTAGTTGCTTTCAAGGACACATTAATAAACACAACTACACCCTAATGTAGAAACTTACTCAGCGGCAAGTTTCTTAAAGTAATCCATCGCTTCGTCTTCTTCTGAATCACCTACTGTAGAAGATTCGGCTGATGCGATTACAGGTTCTTCTGCTACTGTCTCAGTATTTACACCAGACCATGGCACTTCTTCCATGTCTTCTGCGACTGATTCAGCAGTAGAGTTTGCTACGCCACCTGAAAGACCAAGAACTCTATCGAGTTTCTCTTTTAGTTCATCATAGCCTTTGAACTGTTCAGGTGATATAATATCCGTCAATGAATGAGTTGAATTATTTATATCGTTCAACTGATTTTCATCATCAAAAAGTGGTGCTTGTGCATCAAATTCTGATTTGTCATAGTTCCAATAACCATCAACTTTTCTGATTTTGATTTTGAAGTTTGCACCTTCGCCTCTCAAATCAAATGGATTGATAGCACTCTCATCTTCAAATGCAGGAGAGATTGCCTCTTTTAGCATTTCAAAGATTTTTTTACCATAACGATACATGAAGACTTTACCTTCATTATCGGGATTTTTAGGGTCTGAAACAACATAGATGTTAGAAACATAATGAAGTCTACGCTTCTGTTTTCTAGCCTGTTCTCTGTTTGCTTCAATTCCAGTGTTCCACAACTGAGTGTTGTAGTCACTTACAGGGTCTTTCTTACCAATCGTAGTCAAAGACTTTTCGATATACCAACCACCTGGTCCTTGAAAACCATGGTCGAAGTAAGATACCCATGGCATCTCTTCGTCTGTTGGTGTTGGTAAGAAACGAACTACTGCGTATCCGTTGCCACTCTTATCGAGTTCTGGTTTCCAGTAGTTATCATCGTTGTAGGATTTTTTATCACCTTGAGCTGGTGATGCAGACTCCATTGCCTGTCTAAGCTTATCTAAAGATGTTGACATTGTATTCTCCTATTGTATTCGTATCGCATTGTATCGCATCTTATTATAATTCAGATTCAAAGCACGCCGTGCCAAGAACCCACTTATCTTCGATATTGAATCGAGATATAATATCATTATAATCGATTCTATCGAATCCGTCAATGGGGTTTTTAAAATATAACTCCACATCTGGATACTCTTTATTTATGTGTTCCAACAACGCAACAAATTGTGCCTGTTGAGGTCTTCCCACACCTGAGTTCTGTTCTGTATAAGTCTCGTTGTATGTATAACAATCGTCTGGACCATATATGTTTTGTAAATCACCAAACTGTAATGAATCATATCCTGCTAAACATATCTTTTTATGACCATGATGGACTGCATAACCTAATGCATATATTCCACAAAAGGTGTTCTTGAGCAACTCATTTGTATATATAACTATGTTGCTTACATGGGAATAGGAATATCCAATCATATAAGTCCTCTGTCCCTCACCTCTGTAATCTTCTCCTTGCACTACAAATCTATCATCTCCCTCGACTCGATTTTCAACTACTTCTCCTGGCAGTCCGTGTTTCATCATCTCCCACATTTCCATAGGTATCTCATTCCATTCGCCTACGCATACAGGATGATTCTTGTAGTATTGGTCTGTAATCATTTCATTCTGTGGTGCGACATCTTGCACAAACAGTAAGTCTGGTGTATGGTCACGATACACCATGTTCATGCCCCACCAGTTGTCTAGTGTTTCTAAATCTAGATTCTTTCTACTTGGTCCGTTTCCTATTAGATAGAGCATAATTCAATTAGTTTTGTTTTGTAAGTCTTCTCATCAAAGTGCATGAATGTTTTGTATTTGTCGATTCTTGTCCATACATCTGGATAAACAATAGTCTCAGTAATCAGTTTGTTCCAATTGCCACTGTAGTTTGTCACCTTATCTAATATACACATAGTCTCGATAGATATCTTTTTACCTAGAAACTGTTTCAGTAGATATGGGTGTTGACCATTGTATACTGTAAGAACTTCTTGTATAGTTTTCTTTTCAAGTAATGACGATACTTCTTGTTCAAACATATGTGATAGTTTTTGTTTTCTCTTCTTCCATTCTGTAAAGACTTTCTTAGATTCATTCTCTAGTAAGTCACCAACCCACATATCTTTTTGTGATAGATTGGCGACATAGAAATCTTTTAACTCTTCTTTATACAATCGTGAAAGTTTACCGAAGTGATACTTGTCTTTTCTCTTCATGAAGGCATTTAAGTCTGCCTTTACTTTACCATTGTATTGCACAAAGTCATAGTCTTTAGAATTGAAATGCAGTTTGACTGCAAGATACAATTGATAACTATCAAATCCTTCTCGACTCGACATTACTTATTCACTATAATCTTTTTCTTTTTTGGTACCTCGATACCTGATAATGCAGTTCTATATGCCTCTGCAACTTGTTCATTTGTTTCACAAACAAAAACATAATTGTTTATGAACATTGTCTTAGGGTTGATTACGCCGGTTACTGCTACACCTTTTGCGAAACCCATACCGCCATCTGGCGCCTGAACAATCATTTTAGGATTGGCAAGTTCAATGCCATCTTTGTTATCTACTAGTTCGCCAATGTATTCTCCTGACATTGCGACTACTGATACTATATCACCTTTCTTCATAATTTCTCCTTATGAGATAAAACTTTCAAGTGACCCACGACTCGCTTTCTCTCTATTGATTAGTTTGAGTTTCTCTGCCTCAGCAGTCAACTTCTCTTTCAATGGAACAGATAGCAATCGTTTCGCACCCTCAGGTTCTACTCCGTTTATTTCACATACTTTGAGTATTGCACTCATGATGTCCGTTCTATTACCTACAAGTAATTTTTCTACTTGTTCTGTAAATTCTTTTCTAGTTATCATTACTAAATTTCTCCTCACGAAACCAAAGATTGAAAGCATACTTCTCTCCTTCTAATACAGGCAAACCTGCATGTTGAGAAAACTCATCTCTTTCATTTGTCTCTGGTTTACAATTATACCACACGATGATTGAACCCATTCTAGGTTGCACATTCAGACCCAATCGATTGAATCCTGTTTCGCCACCTGATGGCACATCTCGTAGATATCCTAAAACAGTCAACAATCGTTGACCACCTGTCTTCACATATCCATCAAAATATTCTGCATCACTTGTATCAAAAGAATCAAAGTGATAATCATATTTCTGCCCAACATCGTAGTGGACAATCTGAAATGGTTCTGCGTTCTCTAAAGGCATACGAACCATTTGTGAAATTCTTTCTGCAACTCCTAGTATAACAGGAGAGGCGTCATGATTCAACCAAGTATTTGAACCTGTTCTGCCGTCATGTTTCTTTCCTTTACCATCTGAACTTACAACATTTGCAGGTTGTAGATTCTGCCATGAATATCTAAGAATCTCATCGCACTCTTCTTGTGATATGAAGTCATGGACAACTGATATTCTATGAACATCATTGTGGTAAATGTTTATCATATGCCGTATAGATTCTCGTATTGTTTTCTTAGTTGAACTAAATCTTCTATGTGTTCATCTGGTGTAGATGTAAAGATTTGAAATGTATTTAAACCCTCGATACCAACAATTGCAGTAATCTCTTCTACAGGTTTGCCTGTAAGTTCTTCAACCATCAATGCATAAGCAGTCATTTGAATATACCACTGTTTCGCCATGTATTCTTCTTTTGGTTTAGAAGATGATTTAAAATCTATGATTGAAAGATTATTGTCAAATAGACCAACACAATCGACACGACCAGCCATTCGTAGTTGATTAGAATATAAAGGAGCTTCAAGGGCAATCGGGATAATTTCATCCAGAATTGGTTGCACAGCCTTAAACATTCCTTCTTGAAGAACATTCTCAAACTCGATGAACTCTTTTTCTTTTCTGAGATAATCTTCAATATGTTGGTGAAACGATGTTCCTCTTGTTGTTGCTTGTTTGGTGA